GAGGCCGGGCAGGTGTGTCTGCGTGCTGTCGACGAACTTCACGAAGCTCACGTATTCGCCGGAGGGGATCGTGGTGTTGAAGATGATCTGGTCGTTGATGTGGTCAATAAAATAGTCGTTCGCGCCACCTGCCCGCTGCAGCACGCCATTGTGGTACACGCTAATCACGTCGCCATCCGCCGACTCGAACGAAAAAACCGCCTGGCCAGCGGATTGCGTGTCCTGCCGCGTATAGCCCGCCTGCTGCCCCGCGCGCACCAGAAAGGCCGTCAATGCCTCGCCGCCAGTGGCGGGCGTGGTCAGGGTAAAGCTGCCGTTACTGCCGGTGCCGCCAGCGAAGTTCAGCGTGTAGTCGTCGGTCTCGCGCAGCAGGATGCCATCGTTGTACACCAGCACATCGTCTTCGGTGGAGTGCGCAAAGTCGAACTCCGCCTGACCGGCCGTTGCCGTGAAGTCGCCTCGGATAGAGAGCAGTGGCTCGCCAATCGTTCCGCAGTTGCTGCCGGATTCGCCGCGCAGTGCGTCGAGCCCGACAAGGGTCGTCCAGCCGGTGCTGTCGTCGCCGTAGTCGCCGATGCGGTACTGGATGCCCTCAGCGTTGTCGACGCGCATTTCAACAGGGCCGGCGAAATTGCCATCGCTATCGAACAGCACGGCCAGCAGTTCGGCCAGCGTCTTGTTGCCGTACTCGGTCGCGTTAAGGTAGCGAATGACGTTCTCAAATTCCGCGCTAACCTGTTGTGAAGACAGGTAATTTTGAGGATTGATTTGGCGTAGCCGTCCCATAATGATGCCCTTATTTTTTGGTGATAATGGCCAGCCCGGAAATGCGGAACAAGCCCTTTCCCGTTACCCTGATGCGAAACTGAAGCCCGACCGCCATCACTTCCAGCTTGCGCTTGTAGCGTTGCGAAAGCGGTACGGTGGGGAACAGACCGTTGTCGTCAGGCTGCGCCTCAAAGGTATCCCCGCCAACAACCGCGCCATCCTGATTCATAACCTCAACAACCACATCGCCATCGCCGTCCGCCTGCAGGATGTAGGCATAGGCCATCTTCTGCTCATGCAGACTGCCCAGCCAGAACACTGGCGTAAGAACTTCCATCGTAATGCTGGGCGAATCGTCGTCGAAATACCCAAGGTCTTCGACCTCGTAGAGTCCGCCCGGCGTACCGAACACCAGACGCGCGGATACCGAATCCGCGCAGATGGCTTTCAGGTAATCGCCTCTCGACCACTTGGGGGGAATCTGCTCGTCTTCGCTCAACGCCAGCGTCAGGCGCTCGGTGTGGGTCTCCGAGATGGGGAAGAACACCAGATAACGATTGGTTTCCTCGTCCCAGGCGGCGGTGATTCTCGATGTGTCGTCCATCATCCGCAGCAGCGAAAGGTAGCGATGGCGCACCGCCGCGCTGAGCGTGCGGTTATAGATCGTGATGCCGTTTTCTCGGCTTCTGCGCAGGCTGTGGACGCCCTTGCTTGAGCAAAAGAGAATGTCGGTCCCAGCAGAGACGATAGTACCGTGGCTGAGGCAGCCAATGCGGACAGAGGTGTTTTGCTCGATCTCCCATTGCGTAATGTCCGGGTCGATCTTGTAGACGTATGCCGTGCCGCGCGTGAACATGACCAGCTTACTCTGCTCAAACTGAGCCAGTCCGGTTATTTCGTCCGACACGCCGGCGATGTTCGCGATGTCGATCATCCCGGCACGCAACACGCTGGTTTCTGACGGACTCTCATCGTCTGGGAATGCGGTATCGTCGTCGACGCGCGACAGATGGACTTCTGTCGGCCTGTCGGAAATGCCGGCCACGGCCAGTCGCCGCCCAACGACCACGCCGAACGCCGGCTTGAGCGCATTCAAGGATTCGCTTGTGTTCTCGCGCCACAAGACACCGTTGTAGATATACGGCTTCAGGGCACGCACGAAGACATGAACCTCGCGATTGAAGACCACGCTGTTGACCACCGCGTTGGCGGGATACACGTCTTCCATTCTGTGTTCGCGGTCGCTGCTCATGGAGATGTAGGCGTCGTTGCGCTCGGCAAAGACCACCGACTCCGTGCCGTAGAAACGCACATGCGTGATGGCGTTTCTCGCTTGCCGGTACGTCGCGACCGGGTCGCGCACGATCTGGCCGCGCCAGTCGCAAAAGCCGTTGGTGATCTCAAGCAGCGACTGCTTTTCTCCCGTGTCCTGGGAAATGCTCGGGCGCGAGTCGTCCATGCCCATAAAGTCGGCATAGGCATTGACCTTTTCGCTGACGCCGCTTTTGGATCGCGTGATCGGCATGCTCAGTCGTCCTCGGTCGGCCTTGCTTCGTCAGTCGCCCACATGGCCAGAGAGGTATTGCCGTTTTTCTCGTGCCACAGTCGGCTGTTCAGCGTGTTGTAGTACATCGGCTGATACACGCCGGCCTTTTCACTGAACTGCTGAACCGAATAGTGGGACAACAGGCCGCTTTCGATGATGCTGTCGTGGATTTCGCGCACGTCATTGAATGACGTGTAGTAGCTGATCTCGTCCTCCCCCTCGCGATAGGGGTGACGGTTGACCTCATCCACAATCAGGTTGGCGAAGCTGATGAACATCATCGCCGCATCGCCTTGAACACTGGCTGGCGAAAAGTCGCCATAGCGGCTGAGCGCGTTGCGGGTCAGTTTGCTCAGTGGCGAATAGCCATCCTTGATTTGCGGATTCAGGTCGCCCGCCATGATGGCTTACTCCGCGACCCGGAGAATGCGCCCGGTGACGACGAAGTGATGCTTGGCAAACGCCTCGGCATCCTTTGTCGGCACGCGCCATTCCAGGTATCTCATGTCGCTAAGACAGCGACGGGAGCGAACGCGGTTGACCACGAACTGTCTGTTCTCCGGCTCCCTGGAGCGGAAGATCACGGAGGGCATGGACTGCGCATCAGGAGCCGAAATCTCTTCCTCCGGCTCCGGCTTCGTTTGCACAATGGGGGCTTTTTTGCGCGGCGTGATCGCCATGGCGTTGATCCTGTGTTCGTTCTTGGTGACCGAAGTGTGGCATCCACTGCTTGTGGCTGTCCTACGGAGGTAAAAAAAACCCCGCACTGGGGAAGCGCGGGGTCACAGGAGACGTGGAAGAGTGCTGCAAGCGCATATTACTACACGCTTGCCAGAACATGGGCCACTTTACGAGGAGGAGGTCCAGCCCTTGATGTAGTGGTGGACCTTGTCCTGCAGCAGCTCCAGGCCACACTCGGTCAGGTACTCGTCGATCTTGCCATCGACGCCGTTGCCCTGGCGATTTTCCAGCAACTGCGTATCGCGGCCTTCAAGGTAGCGATACTTCAGGAAATCGAAGTCCAGGATGACGGCCGCGTTGACCATGTTCGGGAGTACACGGAACTGCGGGTGTAGGTGTACCAACAGGTCGCCAGCGAAGGTCTCGTAGCGGGTGAAGTTGACCCCGTAGGAGCCGGAAACCTGGCTCGGGGACCAACGGTTCTTGCCGAACTTCTGGAAGTGACCGGCCACGGTCGGACCCACGAACGCCAGCTTGGTCTTGTTGCCGTAGGCGAACACGGTGTCCATCAGTAGCTGGTCGAACTCGTCCTCGGTAATGGTGTTGGCCGAAGCAAAGCCACTGGCCGCGTCAGTCACGCCAGTGATTTCGTTGGTCACGCCACCGGTGTACCGGGTCGGCTCGGCGGTAGAGGCGTTGGCGATGTGCTTTTTGCCGAAGAACATGGCGCGCTCGATGTCGCTCATGTGCAGCTTCAGCGCCTTTTCCATGGATTCGGAATACTTGTCCCCAGTCCGCAGGTAGGTTTTGTCCATGGTGCCGGACAGTCCAAACGGCGTGCGGAAAATCTGGGTCAGGTTGTAAGCCACAACCGCGTCAAACGAGATGGGGGTGCCCACATCCGCGTTTTCCTTCGCGGCATGGCCCACGACCGCCAGGGTCGCGCCATCGGCAATGGTGTGGGTCGTGCCGCCAATGTTGCGGGTCACGGTCAGGCTGGTGCCGCTGGTGTCGGCGGTGGCATGCATGATCTCGCCAGTATCCAGGTTCATGACCAAGGAACCGGAGACGGCAAAACCGTTCTCGTCACCGGCGTCGATGGTGATGGCACCGGTGCTGGTGTCGGCGATAGCACCGTTGACAGTCATCAAGCGGTCGGGCAGCTCATCGCGGAAGTTGTTGTATTTCGGGTCGTCAGTGGACTCCTCGGCACCCATGGCCAGCAGCGCGTTCAGAGGCGCGTCGCCATTGGGTTCGAGCAGGGTGTAGCCCTGAC